TGTTGAGTACCACTTGGACCCTAACTGCAACAACCAGACAGGTGCTGTCACTGCCAACGCTGGTTTCGTGTACACTTCCTCGTGCTCTACACCAGTACCTGGTAATGCTGCTAATCCTGACAATCTGCAGAACAACGTTCGTTACTGCGAGAAACAGAACTACGAGTTCGTTGTGACCGCGGTGAACAACAACATTGTCCGTATTAGCGGAGGCGCCTTAGGATTCCCTGTGCTTTGATTTTCCCCCTGTTTTCAGGTTGTTATTTATCATATCATATTTCACACATGAAATATGATTTCCATTTATTGTAAATTTATTAGTTCTGTAATTTTAGGCGCATGTGAGTTTCGATGTTCTATAGCTAATCTTTTTGCTTCTTCCACTCCGTATTTTTTAACACTAAAGCTCTTCGTTTTCTTTTTACCTGTATCAAGATCCATCCATTGCGATCTCCATCTTGGTTTTTTTCCTCCTTCATAAAAAACACCCTTAAACCCCGACGTATTGTTTTTCTGGATTCTTTTATTCATAGCATTAACTCGTCCACTTCCATCTCGTAGATTACAAGTTCGATTATCTAATCCGTCTCCATTTATGTGATCTACTTGTGAGTATTCGGGGCATATCCGACGATGAAACAAACAAAATTCTTGATTGCGTCTTACACTTTTTCTGGATGCTACGTACCAACAATATTTGTCTTTGTTTTTTCTAGCAGTCCATATCCTTTCTTGTACCATAGGGAGATGCTCAATGTCGCATTTCATTATTTTGTCGTTTTGTAGCTGCACTTCTAGATAGTCTCCTACGATTCTATACATGTTTTTGGTTAATTTCAACTCATCTGATGTTACTTCTTGGAATTCAATCGCATCTGCTTTGCTTTTGAAGTACTCACTCGGAATACCCAAAGACTTGGCGAATAATACCTGATATCCATCTGCTCTCTTACTCACACACCCGCATGGTTTTCCACCTATCCATTCTATTTCTGAATTCATTTCTGTCATTTCTCCACCTATTTCTTCGTTTTTTTTCAATTTAAATTTTTACAACTTTTATCATATTTCAACAATGAAATATGATTCTAATTCACTAAACATAATGCTTCTAAATAATCCGATAAACATCTCCTATTTTTCTTATCCAATTTAGCGTAAAAGGTGATTATATTCCGGTCTATCTGAAATTTACCATAGAGGTGTGCTCCTACATCTCCAAATATTTCAATACATTTATCTTTATCCAAGTTTATTTGCAACCATAACAAATTATCTAAAGTTTTAATCATAATTTATCTCTCCCCGTGATTTTTTAACTACTTATAATAATGATACTTGAAATTAAATGAGCGAAGAATATGATCATGATCACGAAGAAGAACTCACAAGTTCGCCCGAATCCATCATACCATCACCATCATCACTGGCAACGCGCTCAACTAGTACTACAGCTGCTACCAGGAGACCACCAATTACGATTCGATTACCAACTATATCACCAAGGAGAAGAAGAGATAGGGATCCTAAATATTGCGTAATGTGTCGAGAAGACCACCCAATGATGAGCGAAAAACACAGATTATGTTATGACTGTTTAGTTCACGCGTTAAGCACTGCCAAGCTTTTCAATCAGGGTTTTGATATAACTACCAAGAGACGAGATAAACAGATGTGTATAATATGTTTGAATACTGTGAAGTATATTGGTAATAAATATATGTTGTGTATTGACTGTTTGATCAAACGCCTGGGAGACGTAGGAATATTGAAATTTAACGAATCCGAAGCATTACACCCGGTTTTTATTGCACTTGATTCTGAATATGAAACTATGGGATACCGTGTTGATTGGCAGAGAAAAAAATATTTCCCGTGTGATATCTGTACAAGAGATATGATAGCTGACAAACGAACCGAGCGATTATGTATGGATTGTTTAGTTGATAACTTACTCGATACGCCTTATTTCAGAAAGCAATCCCGTAGAGTTTATTTTTAACATAATTTAAAGTTCTCTTTATTGCGAATAAATGGATGAAGCTGCAAGTATTGTCATAGAACCATTCAATGATCATTATGTGTTAGTTTATGCTGATCGAAAAATTTTTGGAGGAGAAATAGAAGCGAGAGATGGACAATGGAATAAAACTCATAAAGGGTGGTTATTACCAAAAGATCAAAAACCCCATATAGTAACTCTAGGTAATATAGAGAAAAACAACAATATATTTGAACAGACTACGGGTAGTTTTGCTAAAAAATCTACCCAGAAGAAGTTTCACAGAGCGAATAGTGATGATGAAACTTCTTCCCCGGAATCCCCGGTAGAATCAAGGCGTAGAAAAAAATTCAACAGAAGTAGAAACCGAAAAAAGAAACCGGAAAAAGAATCGAAAAAGACACCACCGATCTACGTTCCGGTGGCTACACTTCTTAGTGATTCTTCTTCTGATAGCGAACATGAAAGTTCCGATGATAGTGATTTCCCGGAAGTAAGCTCCCCAAGAGATCATGAAAAGGAATACAAGGAGTTTCTCAGGAAACAAAGAAAGATAAAAAATAAAAATTGAATTTTACTTAAGAACAAGTAAGTAAAATAAAAATGTCCACCACAAATTCTTCTAGTCAATCATCAGATTGTAATACCTCCACATGGAGGTGTATAACGCTTTCTAAGAAAGCAATTTCCGATCAAGGAAACAAGATCCGTCTTGTAGATTCCGATCCCGATAATAAGTTGGATCTTTTCTGTTATGTACGATGCGTAGACAATTCAGACCAAACAGTTAAATCTTGTAGAGGTGTAGTTACTGTCAATGACGAGGTATTGTACCAGACATATGGATATACACACGAGTTTACTGCCGATAACGCAGAAGCTATTAAGAAAACAATGGATTTTGACAGCAGTTTTGTAGTCCAAGATGCTCACGAGGGATCTCTTCTACGTGCTTTTTGTGTAAATGATACTTGGTACATTACTACTCACCGCAAACTAGATGCTTTCCGTAGTAAATGGGCAAGTAGGCAATCATTTGGAGCACAATTTGTTGAAAGTCTTGTTTCAATTTATGATAATAATGAGACTTTCAAAGAAAAATTGGATAATATCAGCGATGAAGACATTGCAAATGTTCGCGTTTTTACTCTGAAGAGTTCTGAACACGACAAAAATCCGGTTTTGTTAAAGTTCCTCCACACACTTGACAAATCTAAATGTTATTGTTTTTTGGTTAGAAACACATCGGAAAATCGTATTGTGTGTCAGTGTCCCGAAACACCCACTCTGTATCATTCTGGTACTTTTGCCAGTGGAAAATTTCTAGGTCTAGAAAGTGATCTAGGGGTACCAGTTCCTCAAACTCACAACTTTACTTCATGGGATGAAGTATGCAAATACGTAAACGACGAAACTAGCTACGAAACCCTCCAAGGTCTTATTGTATTTAACGGACGAGATCACGTTAAGGTACTTAACAATGATTACAAACGTTATTTCGATGTCCGTGGTAATGAGCCAAGTGTTCGATACAGGTATCTACAAGTTCGTATGAATAAGGAAACAACAGATGCTCTTTACGAACTATATCCAAGATACACTGATCAGTTTCAGAATTATGAAAACACACTTTATGATTTTGCAAAAACAATTTACGACTCATATGTTAAGAGATTCATCAAACGCCAATTTGTAACTCTTCCAAAAGAGGAGTATACAATCATGCGAGCATGTCATGCATGGCATTTGGAAGATAGAAGTAAAAATCGTATCAATCTCCGAAAAGTGATTGAGAAGATGAACGATCAACCACCAACTATTCTCAACAAAATGATTCGTCGTAAAATACAAGAAGCCATCGAGGAAAAGAAAAATGAAGGAAAAACCCAACAAGAAAGTAGCGAAAATGCGACTATTAATACTTCCGAGTAAATGAAATATGTAAACACCTAATTACAAGTGAAAACACGTTGAAATAAAAGGTCTATAATTAAATATATTCAAAGAATATATTTATTCATTTAAAGTTTCAGTACTTTGTTAAAATGCCGAAACAAACACATGTTCCTCTCAGGGTTGTTAAAGTTCCATTAGACAGAACGGTAAGGACAAATTTTCGGAAAGGTTTTCCAAGAATGTCTAGATTATATCTCGAATTGATCGAGAACACACACAAAATCGTTCCAAAATTTTTGGGTAAAGAATTTGTTCCTAATTACGATTCTATGGCACCAGAACCACCAGAACCTTCGTTGACTGTAAAAAATCTACAAACATTAGACGACGGTACTGGTTCTATATTTAATGATAGTGATTCCGAAGATGATGTTATGTCAATCAAATCAGATAATAGCAGTATTTTATCTGACAATGGTGGAGGGGATGACGATGACAACACAGAAACTTAAATCTCTTCTTGATGAAGACGAAACATCTTCTATAGGAGATCTAACACCTAGATCTGTTCACAGGAGTGGTAGAAGTAAACGTAGAACACCACCAACACTAGATCAGTTGAAACAGACAGGTGCATACAAAGCCCCAAAGGTTGTACAAGAATTAAGAGGTGATGAAGATTTTGAAGATGATGAGGATAAAAAACGAGAGTTGTTATTTAAATTCGATCTTCTGAAGAAATCTTACAAGGGTCAAAACGTCCCGGAGTTTACAATTCATTCAGATTACAAAACAATGGAACGAACTTATGAACACACAGTTAAGAAACTATCACTAGATAGTACGGTTGAAAGCTATAAAACTTACTTAATTGGTGGATTCATGGTTGTCGAGTATGTGTTTGGTAGCTGGCTTAAATTTGATATGCAAGGTTTTACACAGCAACAAATTTTATCTATGAGTTCTTATGAAAAGTTGTTGATAGAGCTCGGTGAAAAATCTTATGTACCAGAAGGAAGTAACTGGCCAGTAGAATTGAGATTGTTATTCTTGATCATTATTAACGCCGCTTTCTTTATTATTTCAAAGCTCATTCTTAGGAAGACTGGATCCAATCTCATGAGTATGGTTAATTCCATGAACGCGACTTCTACCCCTGCTTCTTCTACCGGTGGAGCTAAAAGAAAAATGAAAGGTCCTAGTATAAATTTAGACGAAATTCCCGAGTTTGAATAAATATAAACTGAATTATTAATGATATTTCAATAATAATGAACATTATGAAACTACAAATAGTATCAGATTTACACATCGAGACCAAACGAGAACATGTAAATCTATTAGATTATGTGACTCCAGTAGGAGATGTACTGGTTTTAGCAGGTGATATAGGTTCTATGTACAGAACACGTCAGTTGTGCAATCTTCTAGAACAAGCATGTAACCAATTCCCACTGGTTATTTTTGTACCGGGAAATCACGAATATTACAAACTCGGAAAAAATCATTCGAGACCTTTTGCAACACTAGAAAACACTCTAAACAGATTCAAAGAATACAACCCCAATTTTTATTTTCTCAATCGGTCCACACTTCAAATAGAAAACTATATTTTTATTGGGGCAACCCTTTGGAGTAATCCCGACAAGTTTTCAAATAGAATAGTAAGAATCAACTGTATTACTAAAGATAGATTTACAAATATGCATATATTGGACAAAAAATTTATTGTAAAGCAATTACAAATTGCTAAAAAGAAAAAATTAACACCAATAGTTATTACTCACTATCCACCTGTTATAGATGCTGTGAAAGAGAGTAGATTGAATGATCTTTATCTTAGTCTGTATTCAAACAATTTAGAAGATATTTTACCAGATGCCAAGGTGTGGATTAGCGGCCACACTCACAATAACTATATGAAATACAAGAATAATTGCTTACTTGTAAGTAACCAGCTGGGAAAAGAAAAAGATAACATTACCGATTTTTCTAAACGGAAAATTATTACGATTTGAAATATAAATTCTAAAAAATTAAAACATTTCAAATAAAAAACATGTCTCAGATTGATATTGATAAAATGAAACTAAAAGAACTCAAAGCAGAATGCAAGAAAAAAGGATTACCTATTTCTGGTAATAAGTCTGTTTTGATTGCTCGACTTAAGGCCGGTAAGGCTGCTATCAAGAGAAAAGCTAGTCGTAAACCTCGAAAAAAGAAAAGTGTTAAGCGCAAAAGTGTTAAGCGCAAAAGTGTTAAGCGCAAAGCATCTAGAAAAGCTGTCAAACGTAAACCCAGTACTAAAAAATCTAGAACTCAAGATTGGACCAAAATGACCAAAACAGAAATTTCTAAAGAATTGAAATCCATGAAAGTTACAGAAATTAGAAAAAGTCAGAAGTTGAAACCATACTTGAAAGGTAAATCAAAATCCAAAAAACAAGAGTTAATAGAACATTTAACAGATGTTTTAAGTAGTGGACAAGCTCCTCCTGTTCCAAAAGCCAAAGGTAAAAGAAAGAGTATCAAAAAACGTTCTCGTAAAGCAGTCAAGAAGTCTTCTAAGAAAAAGGCTCCTAAAAAATCAGGAAGAAAAGCTTCAACTAAAGTATCACGCAAAGTATCTAAAAAAGCTGGAAAATCTTGGGGTATTAAATTAACTAAAAAATTTACCAGAACGTCGGTTAAGAAAAATAAGGACAAATTATTCGTATTTGGCGAAAATGATGAATGTTTTCCCACCGGAGAAAAATGGCGTAAAGACGAAGAAATCGATGAAGATGATGAGTGTTATCAGTTGACTACACAGGCTCAGATTAGAGGAGAATCTAATGCCGCTCCTATTATAACTATAACTAGAAAAGGGGCTTCTGACAAAGAGTTAAAATCTATGATGAAAAGAGATGTTGAAGCTATTCTTAAGGAAATGAAATCTGGGAAATACAAAGATTTAGTACTTTCTAGCCAACTAGTAGGAACCGGTGTCGCAAATCTACCTAAGAAAAAACCGGGAGTGTGGAAATTTTTACAAGAACAGCTCGCGAGATTGAAATCTAGTGGTGTTTTGCCAAGACCGTCACTGGGATCGGATAAATCGTCTATCAATGTGTTCACTGGATGGTTATTGGATAAAGAAATCAGAAAGAAACCACAAAAAGTCATTCCAAGGAAAAGTCGCAAGTCAGCTAAGTCAGCTAAGTCAGCTAAGTCAGCTAAGTCAGCTAAGTCAGCTAAGTCAGCTAAAACCTTAGTACCAGTCCCTCAGGATAGTAATGCTGATATTGAGAAAGCTATTCGTAAATGT